TCAATGAACGGTCCAATGTTCTTCCGTAAAGACACTTCGTTATTCAGCGTTGCAGTATATGCAAGTAATTGGACAGGCCAACTTATCGTTCAAGGCACAATGGACGAAAACATTACAACAGCAACACTATGGGCTGACCTAAAGCCACAGGACTACACTACAGCCGTTTTGGATTATGCTGGCTACACTGGCATTGACCCGTTCAACTATTACGGCGGCGTTCGCTGGTTACGCATCCGCAGAATCGAAAGCCCTTCGAACTCTGGTACCCTTGACAAAGTAGTAGTAAGAGTGTAAACTACACTCTATATGAGTCTAGTTGAAACAACCCTTAGGGCTAACCTTCCACCGCTAAAATCAAATTCAAATGGTTGGCTAACCATGAATTGCCCTATGTGCGTTCAAAACGGACAACCCAGGCCAGACACAAAGCATCGCGGTGGTATCAAGTTTGAACAAGACCGAGTAGGCTATCATTGCTTTAACTGCGGATACACTACAGGCTGGAGGCCGGGCCAACGTCTAGGCTTTAAACTAATCAAGTTGATGCGTGTACTAGGCATTGACGAAGGCGAAATCCAACGCCTTAAGATCCAACTATGGGACCAAGTAGTTGAAGACGAAACTGTAATCGAAGAACCATACAAGAAACCCGACTGGCCAGAAATACAATGGCCGTGGACTGTGCGAGACTTAACACTCGAAGCCGCAGAGTACTTAGACAGCAGGGGTGTACTTGAACTAACGGACTGGTACACAAGCGCAAGCCCTATACAAGGCATGGACAATCGTGTTATACTACCTTACACAAGCGATGGCAAGTTAGTTGGATACACAGCACGTTGGATCGGTGATGTACCGGACAAGAAGACACCTAAAATGGTAAAGTCTCAGCCGCCAAACTTTGTATTCAACTTAGACAAGCAAAGTCACCACCGCAAGTACACAATTGTAACCGAAGGTGAGTATGATGCACTTAGCCTTGATGGTGTGGCTATTATGACTAACAGTATTAGCCCAGATCAAGCAAAGCTTATCGAAGACGTTGACAGCGAACCTGTGGTGCTGCCAGATAGAGACAGAGCAGGATTGGTGTTAGCATTGCAGGCAGCAGAACTTGGATGGAGCGTTTCCTTTCCAGACTGGCCAGATGGTATTAAGGATGCAAACGATGCCATCGTACACTTTGGCAGAGTTGCTACATTGCAAAGCGTGTTATCGGCGATTGAGACCAGCCCCTTGAAGATTAAATTATTAGCACGCCGCTGGTGTGCATAAAGGATAAAATATTAATGGCAGATGATGTAAAAGAATATGGATATGAAGTCCAAAAGCTATTCCTGGACTTTCTAGTAAGCAATAGAGACTTGGCAGCACGTTGCCAAAACGTACTAGACCCAGAACACTTTGACCGCAGGCTAAGAGCAGCCGCAGAGTTCATCAAAGAATATGTAAACGAACATGGCAACATTCCAGACGTTGCACAGATTAAAGCAACATGCAACACTGAACTTACAAACTTAGAAGACAGGGCACAGGAACATAGCAAATGGTTCCTGGATGAGTTTGAAGGCTTTGCACGACACAAGGCATTGGAGAAAGCTATTCTTCAAAGTGCTGACATGCTCGACAAAAGTCAGTACGGTGCAGTTGAAAAGCTAATCAAAGATGCGGTACAGGTTGGTCTACCAAAGACATTTGGTACAGACTACTTTGCAGACCCTAAGGCACGATTGGAGGCACTAAAAGATAACAATGGTCAGTTAAGCACTGGCTGGAAGACACTTGACGATAAACTGTATGGTGGCTTCAACAGAGGCGAACTAAACATCTTTGCAGGTGCGTCTGGCGCAGGTAAGTCACTGTTCTTGCAAAACTTGGCGCTTAACTGGTCAATGACAGGACTTAATGTTGTTTACTTCTCGCTAGAACTTGCAGAAGGTTTGTGTGCTATGCGTATGGACGCGATGCTAACAGATACTCCAACAAGGGAAGTGTTTAAGCGATTAGAAGATGTTGACCTAAAGGTGCGTATCAACGCAAAGAAGGCAGGCGTACTTCAAATTGTACAGTTGACAAACGGTATCACTGCAAACGACTTGTTGGCATGGATTCGTGAATTCCAAACACAGCGTAAGATTAAAGTAGACGCTATCCTAGTTGATTATTTGGACTTGATGATGCCAGCAAGTCAAAAGATTAGCGTCAGTGACATGTTCGTTAAGGATAAGTTGGTAGCAGAAGAGTTGCGTAACATGGTTGTCACTGAACAGTTGCTACTAGGAACAGCTTCACAGCTTAACCGTAGTGCTGTGGAAAGCGTTGAGTTTGACCACTCGATGATTGCTGGTGGCTTGTCTAAGATTCAAACAGCTGATAACGTATTTGGTATCTATAGCACACCTACAATGCGCGAACGTTGTATTGTACAGCTACAGTTTATGAAGACACGTTCTAGTTCAGCAGTTGGACAGAAGATTGATCTAAGCTTTAATCCAGATACGTTGCGTATTGCTGACATGGCTGACGGTGAATCCTCACCGACTATGAGCCCAAATGCAATTTACAATAAGCTAAACAGAACAAGCAACTTGGGCACAACAGTGGCTACATCAACATCTTGGGAAAAACCCCAAGCAAAAGAAGGATTTGATATATCAAAGCCAAACTCAGGTGTACCTGCAGAAAAGCCTTTAACTGCTCCAGTTGCAACTAGTGCTAACCGAAATGCGCTAAGGGCTATTGTTAGTAGAGATATCTAATTACTTGCGTTCGTATTCAATGTTTGGATTAACATCGGCGGCAATATCTTCTTCTGCATCAGGGACACCTGGCGCCGGAGCCGATTTGTCGTCAACGTTAAAGCTTGTAATGTCGTTGCGTAAACGACTCATTAACGAAGGGTCAGATACAATAATGTCTGCCATGCTAACGAAAGCTGATGTAATGAGCTTTGCTTCGCCGGCAGTAATTGGTTGCTCGCTTGCCATTTTGTTCAAAACCATCATGAAACGGCTTTGTGTTTTCTTGTCTACAAGTGAACGTAACGTCACTTTTAAGCGTGAAAGCTCATCCGAACTAATGTCGTGGTCTGGTTCCCCCGTGTCTGTGTGGGTATCAAACTCATTAATCTGTTGTATCTTATTTGCTAAGTCCCTAAGATGTTGGGCGCTTGGTGATAACTGCATTTTCACAATCTCCTATTAACATTATTTATATAAATAGACTTATCATGCGTAAACAAACCCGTAGCATTCTTGACGAAATTACCGGACTAGTACCTAAACAAGACAAGCACTTGTTAGTAGAGGGACTGGCTGTGCAGGCTATTGCCCGCGTTATTAACCTAGTAGAGGTTATCCAGCAAAACTATCCGCAACACCAAGCAGATGAGCTAGTTAGACGACTGCAATTAGCCATTAAAAACGGTGACCCAGCTAAGTTTACTCGTGGCGTAAGATCCATTAAGGAAAACGAGCAGTGAAAATTACAGAACTAAAACGAACAGCATTAGAGGAAGGTTTCTTAGACAATCTAATTTCTAAAGCACAAAGCATGGCAGGGGGCGATGGCATTACTGGTTTCGCCCGTGCGTTAAAGGGGCAAGGTGCCGCCCTTAACCGTGTTGCTGATGCCATTGCTAACCAAATCGAAGGCCCGTTGCTAAAGCAACTTGGCAATAGTATCCAAGCTATTAAAGCTGGTCGTGCTGACGTACCAACAGCATTGATTATTAAACTTGCTCTAAACGCAGGTGTTAAAGTTTCAACAGATGATGGGAATTCTGTAACTACAGGACAAATTGTCAATCTTCTTAAGACCAACAAACCAGCAGTACAACAGGTTGCTGGCGGATATGTTAGCTCAACAGTTGATGCTATTGTAGAAGTAGCCGCAAGCGGTCAAACATCGCCAATTGCAAACTCGGACTATGACCAAACAATTAAGACAGTATGTTTGGTAGTTGCTTCGGCTATTGTACTTGTTCAAGCCGAAGGCGAAAACGAAGGCGAGTACCAAATTGATCCTGCTCAACAAAAAAACTTTGAGCAAGTTGGCCGCCGTGTAATTGATGAATTGTTCGACCCAACGAGCGCAGATTTTAGAGCACTAAATCCTAACGAAAAGTTGCAAGACAACATTTCTGCTTTAGTAGTTCACATCCTTAATACAGTACAAAACAAACTGGTAGACTTGCCAGCTGACAAATTACAAGCGATTGCAGGTAATCCGCCACCTCTAGTGACTAACACACAGTTGAAGACTTTGCTTGCTGGGCATGACATGTCGGTGAACCCAGAAGCAGTCAACAACATTGTTACAAAAGCTATCCCATTAATCCAACGCCAACTAAAAGCATGGATTGGTATTGCGGTCAAAGAAGCTACAAAGGGTAGACCAGCATCATTCCAGTTATACAAGGAATGGGGTGCAGAAGCATACAAGCTAATTGACAACATGCACTTTGGCCAAGGCGCAACAGCCGCTGGTACAACACCAACTACATCAACAATGCAAGCTGGTAAAGACCAAAGCATTACATTACCAGGCGGTGTAAAAGTAGAACCAGGTTCAGAAGGTTATAACAACCTAATCGCTATTGCAAAGGACAACGGACTTATTGAAGCTCGTCGTGCCTTATCACGTTTATTAACAGAAGCCAAAGCACGTATCGACCATCCTGAAGATTTAGTATTCGAAGAAGGTACAGCAGGCGCATTGCGAGCATTGGAAGCAATTGTTCATGCCGCAAGTAATCCATCTGTTAATACAGTTAAGTGGGATGGTACTCCTGCTATTATCTTCGGTCGTGACGATCAAGGCTTTATCTTAACAGACAAAGCTGGCTTTGGTGCTAAGAAGTATGATGGTATGGCACGTAGCCAGAAGATGTTCCAGGACATGATTTTTAATCGTAAGCCTGACGAACCATCACGCATGGAATACGCAACACAAATTGCTAAACTATACCCAATGCTTGAACGTATTGTACCGGTTAGCTTCCGCGGCTTTATCCAAGGCGACATTATGTGGATGAGTCAACCAGTTGTACACGATGGTGTAATCGAAATCCAACCGTTGAAAGTAAAGTACACAATCGATGCCAAGAGCGATCTTGGCAAGAAGATTAAGGCTAGTCAAGCAGGTGTAGTTGTACACAGCTACTTTACAGACCGTGCAGAGGACGAGCCAAGAGCAATGACTCCTGAAGAAATTAGCAAGCTAAAGTCAAGTCCTGGCTTAGTTGTTCTAAGTCCTGTAATGCAAGTTGAAAGCGTACCAAGCTTCAACTTAGAAGAAGCAGGCGTTACACAAATTAGAAATCTAGTTGCAAAGAACAAAGCAGCCATTGATAAGCTACTAGATCCTATGTCAATAAGCACATTAAAGATTTCTAACTTACCTGATATCTTTAAGAGCTTCTTGAACTTTAAAGCCTACCGCGGCGAACATGCGCCAACTCCTAAGGAATTCTTAGCATGGCTACAAAGTCCAGACAGCAAGCTAACAGCAAACAAGTTACAAAACGTAATGGATCACATTAACAAGAACAAGGCAGGCTTTGCGGCAGTATTCCAAATTGCCAACGCTCTTGTTAACCTGAAGTATGAATTAAAGCATCAACTTGATACACATGCAAGCCAAGATGCCGCAGTAACAGCATCCGTTAGAGAACATCCGGGCCACGAAGGCTTTGTAGCAGATACACCACACGGTAAAATTAAACTAGTAAATAGACCTGTGTTCATGAAGAAGGTATAATATGGAAGACTTTAGTTTTATCCGAGAGAACTGCAACGAAAGCAAGATGTTTCGTAACAACTTCCTTACGCAAATGACCTTGCGTGATGCAGTTGACAGCGTGTTTATCAACATGCTAACCGTTTACATGCTAAGTCAAGAATTTGACACAGCACCGTTTGCACAAGACTATGCTCGCCGTACAATGCAGTATGGTAATTTTAACTTGTCTAGAGTAGGCGGCACTGACCTATATCAAGGTATTCATATCTTAATGAATCCACACGGCGAGATGGCAAGCCACTTGAAAGCACCAGAGCAAAACGAAGCACTGGCAGCTGATCTTAACACAAACAAGAAGTTCATTTTAGATTTCTTGCGTGGTGTTGCAAGTGGTCACATGGACCCTACAACAGCTATTCGTATCCTTTATCGTTTAGAAGGACAAATGAATGTTGATGTTAGCAACTATAAGAGCTTGCGTAGACTTATTTCAGACTGGAAGAATCTAACAACACATCAGCGCCAGTTATGTGTAACTCGTTTACTACAATACTACAGAGTTCGTGGAAAACACAGCGAGCTATTGCCAGTCCTTGATGCACTATCTAAGAGCAAAGGACTTGAACTATCTGATGCTGATAATGCAGAACTTTCTGCAATGGGTGCAGGTGCAGTTGCAGGTTCTAGATCTTCAACTGGCTTCTTAACAAGCTTGGCAAAAATTGCAGCCGCTGGCGCTGCCGGATACGCAATCGGCAGGAACTTATAATGTCAGATAAAAAATCATGGATGGTGCCCGGGGCACACGTTGGCGCCGACCCGGAGTTTTTCAGTGCTTGGACATTGTACGACATTGGACCTGAATCAGAAAACAGCAGAGAGAACTTAGCGTCCTTGATGAACATTATTGCCAGTAGAGGACAGCCTTTATTAGCAGGTATTGAATGCATTGATCGTCAGGACTTGGGTAAAGAGTTATTTGGAGAACACTTTACAGGTAACCAACGTGTTTGGTGCCTTAAGTGGATTGCAAGTGCAATGGGACAAATGACAGAAGACACTCTTAAAGCTGAAGCCAGTGGGATTAGTATGAACATTGGTCTAAACGAAACGGTGTTGTTAAGTGGCAAGATGAACACTTCGGGCCCTAACACTGACACCTTTTTCATACGCCATGAATCTTTCTAAATCGGCTAAATATACTGAATTTAAAACCCCTGTATTAAACAACTCATCTAGGCTCACCTTTATCACTTACTACACGGCAGCAGAGCTTGCACGTGACGCACATGGAAAATAAAATGATTACGGAACAAACGAGTCTGGAAATGCACGTTGAGCTATGTGCTGAACGATACGGTAGACTAGAAGAAAAGTTTAAAGCAGTTGAAAACCGCTTAGATCAACTTCATGATGACTTTGCAACTTTCAAAACAGACAACCAAAAGAACCTTGGTGAGATTAAGACTCTATTGAGCAACGCCAAGGACGAAAAGTTTAAAATTATGGTTACGTCTACAGCCACTATTGTAGTGGGTTTATTAGCTATGTTGGGTTACCTAGTAACACACCTTGCAAAATGAGCAAGTATATTACCCAAACAAGACGCTAAATAGAATACGGAGAACATTATGAGATTTAATGACATCACAACAACAAAAACACCAGCACAAGCGGCTCGCTCTGCTCTACGCAAAGAGAGTATTGTAGTTCCACAGTTAAGCAAGAATCGCTTACGTGAAGAACTAGCCCGTGTTCAAAAGGAAATCGACACATTAGCAAGTAAAGGCGGTTCGGCTTATACTCGTGCAGTACTACATAAAGAGATTTATGAAGACATGGCTAATGTAGGTGCTTTCATCGTAGAAGGTGACTTAGACGAAGATAACCTAGAACAAGCTGAAGTAGTAATTGCCGCCAAGGCAATGAATCACGAATTCCAAGGTTTTATCGAAGACGTAGCTGACATGCTAGGTAGCGATATGATTACTTTGGTAGACCAAATCAAAGAGCGTTTCGGTGATGCCGCTGGCGAGCAGTATGCTCAAACAGTTAAAGGCGCACTAGAATCAGCTATTGACTCACTAACACAAACTAAGAGCTCTTTAGACAGTGCTATTAGTGCCCTAACAGGCGGTGGCGAGGCAGCACCAGCACTTGGTGCACCAGTTGGTGACGAGTTAGGCGCACCAGAAGGCGGTGAAGCTCCTATTTTCCCAAGTAGCGCAGGTCCTGAAGCGGAAGCTACAGGCAGGGAGATGAAGAGTGACATTGCTTGAACTAGCAGGTTTTGATCAAAACTTTGCCAATGCCGTTAAGATGCTGATCATTAAAGGTCAGAGTGACGGCAAGGCAAAGATTCCTATGGATGAATTAGTAAACAACTTGAACCGTATGGGCTTTAGTGCTAGCGGTCAAGTTGATGCTATTCGTGGTCTTATTGCTACATTCAAAGCTAAGAACAATGACTTGGTTGCTGACGTTAATAACGATGAAGTAACACTAACTACTGTTCCAACAGCAGACACAGAAGAAAAAGCTGAAGATAACAAGATTCAAGTTAACAGAGACGCAACAGCACAAGCACGTAAGGATTTAGGTCTATGAGTAGAGTAATGCTAACAGCCAGCGAGGCTAGAGTAAAGTCTTTACAGGACATTTATGTCTTGAGAGAAATTCGTGACCTTGAAGAAGAAATCCTTTTAGCCAGTGCAGATGGTGCGGTTAGCGTGATTGTTGTAACAACAAGCACAATGGCCAAAAATGCAGCCGATGTTGGTTACGGCCTGGCCTCTGAATATTTTGATACTTGGACGGGCGCTCGAGAAGACCGCCAAAAAACACTTCAAATGAACAAGGTTATCCAATACTTTACAGATCTTGGATACACTATTGATCGTCAAACCAACCCTGCTACACAAACTACCTTCCAATGGGTAGTGGCCTGGTAATCATTGACATTATCTAAATTGTCGTTTATAATTAAACGACAATGATCATACATAATCCCAAATACAAATATGAAAAGCTAGTTAGGATCGAAGGTCCTAGCCGGCTTTATGCCACTCCAGATGGCTCAAAGGTTCCTAGCGTAACTACTATCCTAAGTGCAACAGCAGACAAGACAGCTCTTAACGAATGGAAGAAGCGTGTCGGTGAAGCAGAAGCACAGCGCATTAGTACCGAAAGTGCAGGACTTGGTACACTAGTCCACAAACACATCGAAAACTTCATTGAGGGAATTGAACGTCCCGGTGGAAACAATGATGTTCGTATCCTAGCCAAGGAAATGGCAGACCAAGTTATTGAACAAGGCTTACCGGACGTCACAGAAGTGTGGGGCATGGAAGCAAGTTTATACTATCCAGGTCTATACGCAGGTACAACAGACTTGGTTGGATTGTACAAAGGTATTCCTGCTATTATGGACCATAAGACTGCAAAGGTTATTAAAAAGCCAGAGTGGATGCAGGACTATTTTATCCAAACAACAGCATACGCATTGGCACATAATGAGGTACATGGTACTGACATTAAGATGGGTGCGTTGTTTATGGTAGACAGGACAAAGCAATACAAGACATTCGTAATCGAAGGCGCAGAGTTTGAGCATTACAGTGATCTATGGTTGCGTCGAGTAGAACAGTATTACAAACTTAACTAAGTATTTTCGTGGAACATCGTAATACAGGACATTGGTTCCTTGACAAGCAAGGACGATTACAAGCGTGGCGAGAGTGGAGGTTACAGTTGTCTGCAATAGACGCTGAATCTGCTTATGAAGAAGCTGCAATCTGGTGGAAGTTTGTTCCACTTGTAACAAAAACATTTGACCCATGGCGCGAAGATACATGGCCTGACCCTTGGGAATTAGTAGGTGCAGGTTCGTTCTGTCCAAGCGCACAAGGGTTGGGCATTTTTTATAGTCTTGTGTTAGGTGGCAAAGAGTGCCACCTAGCGCGAGCAGTTGTAGACGAAGAAGTTAGGCTAATGGTAGTACTTCCGGGTAATAAATTGTTAAATTATTATGACGGTGAAGTTACTGACATGGAAAACTTAAACCTACAAATTTTACAAACTTGGGCGCCTAGCGACCTCGCTAGACTAGTTAAAGTATAAAGATTTGGCGTACTTGTCTGCGGTAAGTAAATGTTCTTAACGCAACAAGGCCGCCAATGAAACAACAAGAGAATATGAGCAAAAGTATTATTAACGTGAAAAAGAGAAGTGGTAAAATTGAACCACTTGCAGTAGAAAAATGGCAAGCGCAAATCAGTAAGATTTGCAGTGGCATTGCGGATGTTAGCCAGAGTATGATTGAGATTAAAGCTCAGCCTCACTTTTACGATGGCATTAGCACACGCGAAATTGACGAGATTACACTACGAGCAATTGTAGACTTAATCGACGTAGAACACAATCCAGATATCGGCCACACCAACTACCAATACGTTGCAGGCAAGCATAGACTTAGTATGCTTCGCAAAGACGTATACGGAGACTACAACCCACCAAGACTATATGACATTGTCAAGAAGAACATTGAAGTTGGTTTATATACACCTGAGCTACTAGAGTGGTATACTGAAGCTGATTGGGACAAGATGGAAGACATCGTTGACCATGAGAAGGATGAGCAATACAGTTATGCCGCTATCGAACAACTTATTGAAAAGTATCTAGTACGCAATCGTGCCACAAAGGAAATATATGAAACTCCACAGGTTAGATATATGGTCGCGGCCGCTACTGTATTTCACAAAGAAGAACCGAATGCGGCGAGAATGCGATTCATCAAAGAATACTACAATGCGGCTAGTGATGGACTTTTCACTCTCGCTACTCCTGTATTGGCTGGCCTGGGGACTCCTACTAAACAGTTCAGCTCTTGCGTTCTTATCCGCAGTGATGACGACCTTGATAGTATTTTTGCTAGTGGAGAGATGATGGCCAAGTATGCTAGCAAACGTGCTGGCATTGGTTTAGAAATTGGTCGCTTGCGTCCACTAGGCTCACCTATTCGAGGCGGTGAGATTATGCACACTGGTATGATTCCATTCTTGAAGAAGTGGTTTGGCGATCTACGTTCGTGCTCACAAGGAGGTATCAGAAATGCTTCTGCTACAGTTTTCTATCCAATTTGGCATCATCAGTTTGATGATCTTATTGTTCTTAAAAATAACCAAGGTACTGACGAGACTCGTGTTCGATTCATGGACTACGGAGTTGTACTGTCCGCGTTCTTCTTTAGACGATTTAAAAATAAGGAAAACATCACCTTTTTCGACCCAAATGAAGTGCCTGACTTGTACCAAGCATTCTACTCAAACACCGCCCTGTTTGAAGAGCTCTACGTAAAGTATGAAAACACTCCTGGCCTTCGCAAGAAGACAATGAGTGCAGAGGAAGTGTTTAAGAGTGGTATCTTAAAAGAACGTACAGACACTGGTCGTATCTATCTTGTGTTCATCGACAATGTCATGAAGCAAGGTCCGTTTGATCCAGAGTATCATACGATTTTCCAAAGCAACTTGTGCCTTGAAATTCTATTACCAACTAAACCTTTTAAACGTCTCGATGATGATAGCGGCCGTATTGCTTTGTGTACACTTGGCTCTATCAACTATGGAGCTTTCCGTAATCCAGAAGATATGCGTAGGGCTTGCCGCATACTTCACCGTAGTCTTAACAATATCCTCGATTATCAAGATTTCTTGAGTATCCAGTCCAAGTTAAGTAACGATGAGATTCGTCCATTGGGCATTGGTGTTACTAATCTAGCATACTGGCACGCCAAGCGTGGCTTGAAGTACGGCGAAAAGGATTCACTACAAGAAGTAAAGAGCTGGATGGAACACATGGCGTTCTATCTAACTGAAGCAAGTGTTGAACTAGCCAAGGAACGCGGTAAGTGTGTTGGCAGTGATAAGACACGTTATGGCCAAGGCGTATTCCCATGGGAACTACGTGCCAATGGTGTTAACGAACTAGCAGACTTTACTCCTGAACTAGACTGGGAAACATTACGTGCTCAAATGAAAGAGTACGGAGTTCGCAATGCTACACAAATGGCAGTTGCTCCTGTTGAATCTAGCTCTGTTGTTATTAACAGCACAAACGGTATTGAAATGCCAATGAGCTTGATCAGTACAAAAGAATCTAAAGCAGGTAGCTTCACACAAGTTGTTCCAGAGTACCACAAGCTAAAGAACAAGTACCAACTAATGTGGGACCAGAAGGATTGCGATGGTTACTTAAAGACAGCGGCAGTTATTGCGGCTTATGTTGACCAATCAATTTCTACAAACACATTCTATAACCCTGCACATTTCCCAGACCGTAAAGTGCCAACTACATTAATTGCTAAGAACTTAATGCAAGCACACATTTGGGGCATCAAGACTTTCTACTACAGCTTAATCAACAAAGCAGGTAGCAAGGCAGTTGCAGAAGAAGCACCAACAATGTTGGAACCTGTTGACTTTGATGACGCAGAAGATTGTGAGGCCTGCAAGCTATGAGCTATTCAGCAAAAGTAGTTGACCATTATGAGAATCCACGTAACGTGGGTTCTTTTGATAAGGGAGATGATTCTGTTGGAACAGGCATGGTAGGCGCACCTGCATGTGGTGATGTCATGAAATTGCAAATTAAAGTAGAAGACGGTATTATCACTGATGCACGATTCAAAACTTATGGATGCGGCTCTGCGATTGCTTCAAGTTCGCTTGTTACTGAGTGGGTCAAAGGCAAGACCTTGGACGAGGCAGCGGGAATTAAGAATTCTCAAATTGCAGAGGAGCTTGCGCTTCCGCCAGTTAAGATCCACTGCTCTATATTGGCAGAGGACGCTATCAAAGCCGCAGTAGAGGATTATAAAAAGAAACATTATGAGTAAACAACAATACAACTTAACAACAAAAACAGATTATCTAACTAGAAAGATGTTCCTGGACCCACAAGGTCCGGTTACCATTCAACGATTTGAAGAAGTAAAGTATCAAAAGGTTGCTGACTTTGAAACAACAGCCCGTGGCTTCTTTTGGGTGCCAGAGGAAGTTAGTCTTACCAAAGACGCACAAGACTTTAAGGATGCAAGTGATGCAATTAAACATATCTTTACTAGCAACTTGCTACGCCAGACCGCTTTAGACTCTCTCCAAGGTCGTGCTCCTAGTCAAATCTTTACTCCAGTCGTTAGCCTTCCTGAGTTAGAAGCACTAATTTATAACTGGAGCTTCTTTGAAACAAACATTCATAGTCGCAGTTACAGTCACATTATTCGTAACATCTACAACGTGCCAAAGGAAGTGTTTAACACAATCCACGACACGCAAGAGATTGTTGCTATGGCTAGCTCAGTTGGCAACTACTACGATGACTTGCATGTTATCAATTGCCGCAAGGAAGTTGGCCACAGTATTCCAGAAGAAGAACACATCAAAGCAATTTGGATGGCACTAAATGCCAGCTATGCTCTTGAAGCGTTCCGCTTTATGGTTTCATTTGCTACATCACTAGCAATGGTAGAGAACAAAATCTTTATTGGTAATGGCAACATTATCAGTTTGATCCTACAAGACGAACTACTACACAAAGGTTGGACTGCATATCTAATCAACCAGGTAGTAAAAGAAGACCCTCGCTTTGCCAAAGCTAAGATCGAATGTGAAGCAGAAGTGTACCAACTGTACGCAGATGTTATCCGAGAAGAAAAGGATTGGGCACAGTACTTGTTCAAGAAGGGCCCAGTCATTGGTTTGAACGCAAACATCTTGTGCGACTTTGTAGACTACACAGCCGCTGATGCATTAAAGCAAATTGGTATTAAGTACCAAGGCCACGCTCCTAAGTCTACACCAATCCCTTGGTTCAATAAGCACAGCGATACAAGCAAGAAGCAAACAGCATTACAAGAATCAGAATCAACCAACTACGTTATTGGCGTTATGAGTGATGCAGTTGACTACGAAGCACTACCAAGTCTATGAACGTAAGCGAGCTTTACATTACAGAATGGTGTAATGCTTGCCATGTTGCACTAGATAAACTCAAAGCCGCAGGGCTAGAGTTTGAAGTGGTAAATGTAGACGAGGAAGAAGAACTATATAAAGCATTCAAAGTGTGGGAAGGTAGACTAGGATACAATCCAAACTCCATCCCACAGTTTTGGTATCAAGGAAAGCACATTGGCGGTAGTGCTAACATAGACAAATTTTTAAAGGAACAAAATGTTAATTGATGTTAAAAAAGATGGTGACGTTATCTCTCTAAAGATGAGCAGTGGCGAGGAACTAATTGGTTGCTTCGTTAGCGAAGATGCTAACAGCTACACTATTGACCGTCCTGTATGCTTAGGCCAAGGCCCTAAAGGCGGCCCAGCACTTATGCCATACCTAATGACAGTAAGTCCAGAACGAGCACGTAACCTAAAGATTAACAAAGCTTTGGTTGTTACAACAGCAAGCACTGACAAAGAATTAGCTGACCAATATACTTCTGCACTAAGCGGTATCCAATTGGCACCGGCTGGAATGAAACTATAATGAGCAAGCCAGTCCATAGGTTGGGTGACCCAAACGAAGATGGAGCCGCAGTAACGGAAGTTGCACAAGGTACCGTTTACGCTAACAATATGCTAGTTGCTATTGATGGTAGCCCAGTTGAAGGACATGGCGTAGGCGAACATGACAGCCCTGTAACAGCAAACGGCAGCGGAACCGTTTTTATAGGTGGAATACCTGTAAATCGGCAGGGCGATGAAGACAGTTGCGGGCATCCGAGAGCAGATGGAAGTCCAAACGTAAACGTAGGCCCATAATTACAAATCTCCCATAAATACATGGGAGATTTTTTTATGTGTAAAATGAAGCCTACTAAAAACGGAGCAAGACATGTGTCCCCTAACGGTGACGTGTACTATGACGACACGCCAGAAGGCCATGCGGCCCATCGTGAGGATATGCAAGCTACTATGGGTACCGGAGTAGGGGAAGAGGGCCAAGGCGAAGTTGGTGCCGGAGATCCTCCACCACCGGACACAAAAGACTGCTCAACATACACAGATGCATTGTGGGACACTAATTGTAGCAAACACTTCCGCTTTTCCCAAATGAAATACAAGCCTGTTCAAACTGGTAATTTGTCTGCGGCACAAATTGCATGTAATTGGCAAAAGCTTTGTCAGAACATTCTAGACCCAATTAAAGATGCAGGGTTCCCGATTACAATATCATCTGGATATCGTTCACCATCATTTAATGCAAGCATCGGTGGAAGCAACACCAGCGATCACTGTTACGCATGTTCGGCTGATATTCAATTATTAAACGGAGATGCAGTAGAGAACGCAAAGAAACTGTTCAAGTGGATTGGTAAAGCTGGCTTGCCGTATAGCCAAGTTATCTTTGAAGGCCGCTGGGTACATGTTGCTTACAACGGAAGAAGTCCTGCAAGTGCTGCCGTATTGGTTACACGCAACGGTAAAGCCCCGTATCAAAACGGCGGCGGCAGGAGCGGTCCTGCATTACCACCAGATTTAAAGTTCGCATAAGTAGATCATGGCAGACATTCCAATCATTCCCGGCGTTAAGGTAGCAACCAAAGGTATCTTAAACAAGCCACTCAAAGACATTATTTGTGCTATCTTATTTGGCGGCTTAGAGAACATGCTTAAAGGCAACTTGCTATGTGTGCAAGCTGACCTTGATACATTAATACAAGACAACTTTCCAGGCGTACCAAGCTTGGCTGATCTTAAAGCCGAGTTAACCGAGCTGAAGTCAGAGCTAAAAGCCTTTGAAGAACACATGGGCATCAAGGATGCACTTGATAGAGTTAACAGAGCAATTGCAGATGTGCAAAGCTTGTTAGCACTTGACGGTATGTGTAAGATTCCTCTAAAGGCTCCAATGATTCCGGATGTAATTGGACAAGTCATTGACGCAGAGTTTGCAGAAGCAAATGCAATCTTAAACGACCTTGGCCGTTTAAGTAAACCTGAACTATGTTTAGCAGGCAATGGCGGCATCAACACAGGCAAGTATAATCCTGAAAGTATTTTAGGCAGTATTCAAAAGCACATTAGCAACATGGAAGACATTCCTAGTAAGAAGTTAGCCGCATTGAAAGCAAACTTGTCAAAGGTTACTAAGGCATTAAAGAAATCTATGAACAGACAGTTGTTCCCAGACTTTAGGCACAAGCATAATCTATTGACAGGCAAGCCATATGCAGGCGAAGCTGGGGTTGTCACATTGGCACCAGCACCAGCTACACAATGGAACCCTCCTTATCCTCCTGCCACTGCACCAAACTTAAAAGATGCAACAGCAACAGCACAAACATTGGTGGCAAGTGTAAACAAGACAGCAAGCTACCCTGCGAACGTTAACGGCATCCAATATCAAAACGTTTGGCCTGGCCTAGTTGGTCCAGAGTTATATGGACTTGCAGTAACAGCATTGACTCCAGCTGACCCGTTGTTTGTTCAACAAGATCCTGTGTACGACTATTGCGGTAAGTTAGTTGGCTACTCATCAAATGTTATCACTGGTGATCCAACTGCTGGCGGTGGCGATCCAACTGTTGGTTCTAATCCAGACCCGTTTAAAACAAACTTCAACATTGTGTGGATTGAAGAACGCAAATGCTGGGCAGTCACTGGTGTGTCTAGCGTACAGATTGTCAACGGCAAACAAGATACGTACTTAGATGCCAACCCAGAGATTGTTATACATCGAGGATACAATCACATTTTAGGTATCCCGTCGTTTGACCTGCTAGGCGATGTAATGGCACCTGAGTTGTTTATCTGCTATGTTGACAGAGACTTAAAGCCTAGAATGGAAAACGGTTCTGTTAAGAAGTTTAACCTTGGCCTAAGTAGACTTGAGACTTATGAGCTACTAGAAGACGCTAACGGCAGTAACAATCAAACCGAAGCTATTTCACGTAAGCAAAATCACATGCTAGGAACAACACTATACCTAGCCGCAGAAAACAAAGTGTACTCTGGTACAACAGCCCCTGAGTTTCCAGACAAAGACGTTTGGTGGTATAACACAGTAACCTGCGTTGCAAAGCGTTGGGTGCCAGACAACTTAGATACAGGTGAAGCTGGCTATTGGGTTGAAGTATCTGACCAAGAACGTACAGACCGTTGGTTTGGTTCTAGTATTGACTACACTGACCCACACGTTAGCTATCTTGCATACAGCACCGAAGATGGCAAAACATTTGGTTTGTTGAAACTAGTATAACGGTTGACAGCAAACACTGATAAGTATATA